ACTTAATCTAAATGCTTGGAACTTTATCAGAGTAGAACAATACAATACTGATGCAACTATATCTGTAAACGGAACTGCAAGTAACAGTCTTAATACAGCAAACCCAATTATGTTCTTTGCTGGTGATTCCCTGAAATTAGGTGCTGATGCTTCAGGACAGGGATTCATTCCTTCTCAGACTGCATCGTTTGAGGGATTCTTAGATCATCTAACTATCAACTTGACTGGTGACAATGCACTAAGAACTAACACTGCAACTCAAGTTCCTACAACTGAAGCACAACAAGAGACTGATTTACAGACAAATGTTAATTCTAATTTCATTCGTAAGATGGATAATGAATTCCCATCTGTGATTGCAACAACTGATGCTACTAAAACTGTAACAGGATTAACTATCAATTATGAAGGCTGGGGATATACTTCGGTTCCTATCATGACTTTTGAAGATCCTGATCTTGGAACTCAGGCAACTGCGGTTGCAATTATGACATCAAGAGCTGGTGTACCTAATCAATCTATTGATAGAATCTTACTAACAAATCCAGGCACAGGATATACTGCACCTCCTCTCGTACAGTTTAGTGGTGGTTCACCTGTATCTGTTGCGATTGCGACTGCTGTAGTTTCAGAGGCAGTCCTAGGTCCTATTGGAATTACCACTGGTGGTAAAGGATATACATTTACACCTACAGTTGGTATTACATCTGTGTACATACAACAGTCTAATGAGACCATACCATTACTACAGAACGCACAAGCGGAAGCAGTTGTAAGCACAGCAGGTACAGTCAAGGAGATCAGATACAGCAATGCTGGTGCTGGTTATACATCTCTTGCCGCAGCTGTTTCTATATCATCTGTAACATCTAATTCTTATGGTGAGTTTGATATAGATGAAGTAGTGACACAGGTATCTACAGGTACGAGTGCGTACGTTGCCAACTGGGATACTGCGAATAATGTTCTTAAAGTTGTAGCAGCGAGTGGTAGTTTTGTAGTCGGAGAAACAATTGTTGGTGCAGCTGCAAGTTACAGGATTCTATCAGTTGGAGATGACCTCTCTACTGATATTCCCTTTGCTGCTAATGACGAAATAGAGACAGAGGCAGACGAGATTTTGGACTTCTCAGAAAGAAATCCTTTTGGGGAATTCTAAATAGTTTCATAAGGTGGTAATATTATGCTAACAAATCATTTCTATCATGAGATCATTCGTAAGACAATCGTGTCTTTTGGAACCCTTTTTAATAATATAGAAGTACAACATAAAGATAGATCTGGTAAGACAGTCAGTGTTGTAAAGGTTCCTATATCTTATGGACCTCAACAGAAATTTTTAGCAAGAGTAACACAAGGTAGAGACTATCAAGGTGATAGTACAGTAGGAACTACTCTTACTTTACCTAGAATGTCTTTTGAAGTTATGGGCATGAACTATGACTCGACAAGAAAGGTATCTACTATGCAATCTTTCAAGTCTGTCAATAAGAATACAAAGAAAATGGTGAAGTCATTTATGCCTGTGCCATATAATATTAATATGAGTCTTAGTATCCTTGCTAAACTCAATGAGGATGCGATACAAATTTTAGAACAGATACTACCATATTTCCAACCAGCATTTAACTTAACAATAGATTTAGTAGATGTCATTGGTGAGAAAAGAGATATGCCAATAACTCTGGAAGGAATTCAGATGGAAGATAATTATGAAGATGACTTCTTACAGAGAAGGGCTTTGGTGTACACTCTATCATTTGTATGTAAAACCTATCTGTTCGGTCCTATCAATAACAGTAGTGATGGATTGATTGAAAAAGTACAAGCAGATTACTTTACTGGAACAGAAAACAGAAAAACTGCAACTAGACAACAGAGATATACAGCTGTTCCTATTGCTGTTAAAGACTATACTCAAGACGATGCCGCTAGAACCAATGAAGTCATTCAACCTAATGTAACTTCATTTGAAGTCAACAATGCAACTCCTTTCTCTACTAAGACTTACATTCAAATAGACGATGAGAAAATGTTAATTAGAGGCATATCTGGAAACAGAATTACTGTTAAGAGAGGTGAGTTTGGAAGTGATATTGTAGCTCATGACATAAATATTCCTATAAATTCTATTAACGCACAAGATGACGCTAAGGTCGTTGAGAGAGTAATAGAGTTTGGAGATGACTTTGGTTTCGGTGAACAAGTCACAGACTTTGCATCTGACGGAACCATTTACAGTGAAACTCAAGGGAGGGACTCTGACCTATGATTGAAGACGAAACATTTGATGAAATAGATGACGCTCTAGACATCACAGATAGAGGTGCTGAGATTATGAAAGCTCCTGTCAATAAACCTACAAGAACTAGTCCTAAGAATATAAAATCTGGTAAAGAGGATATTACAAAAGACTATGAGTATAGTAGGGCTCAGTTGTATTCTCTAGTTGAGAAAGGTCAAGAGGCAGTAGATGGTGCATTGGATGTTGCACAACAATCTGATTCTGCAAGAGCATATGAAGTTGCTGGTCAACTTATTAAACATGTTGCAGATACGGCAGATAAACTAATGGATCTCCAGAAAAAAGTAAAAGAGATTGATGAAGTCAAAGATAAGAATACTACTAACGTAACTAACAATTCTTTATTCGTAGGAAGCACTGCTGACTTACAAAAAATGTTGAAGAAAATGAAAAAGGAGAACCAATGAAAAGTTTCAAATCAATCAACGAAGAAGGTAATTGGCAGAGATTGAATAAGTATGGTGCAACCTATACTATTACTTTTCAGTTTAGAGGACAGACTAAATTTATTCAGATGTTCTTTCCTCAAAGAGCAAGACCTCTAAAAAAGAATGTTCAGTATGAGTTGAACAAAGTATATCCAGGCAGTAAAGTATTATATTTTGATGCCAGTGATAAAGATCCTACAAAACCATTATTAGTAATTGACTCCTAAAGAAAATGCCTGATCATGAACAGTACCTTGGAAATCCTAATCTAAAGAAAGCGAATGTTGCTCAGAACTTTACAAAGAAACAAGTTACTGAGTTTCTAAAATGTGCTCAAGATCCTGTATATTTTGCACAGAAGTATGTAAAGATCATTAACTTGGATGAAGGTCTAGTGCCATTCCAGATGTATGACTTTCAAGAAAAGTTAGTTAATAATTTCCATAATAATAGATTTAATATATGTAAGATGCCTCGACAGTCAGGTAAGTCAACGACTGTTGTATCATATCTTTTGCACTATGCAATCTTTAACGATAGTGTCACAATAGGAATCCTTGCAAACAAGGCTCAGACTGCAAGAGATCTACTTGGTAGATTACAAATTGCATAT